CTTCCGCGCCGCAGTCCGATCAGCCTCCGACATCCCCTCCTCTGCGATAAACTTGAGCCTCGCCGTTTGGAAGGATACCGCCGCCGCCGCGGCCGCCTTCTCCTCCGCGCTGGACTTTGCGGTGGCGGCACTATTGTCGAATATCGCCTTGCCTGCCTTGCCCATCAGATCGTTGCTGGCCGACAGTGCAGCGTTCCAGTCCGCTCTGCTTTCCGCAGCCTTTTTGTCAGCACCTATAAGCTCATAAGCGGCCGTCTTGAATTGATAATAAGCCGCGACAACGTCGAGCACCTGGGCGGCAAGAAACTGGAAGGAGCGATATAGCGCATCGGCCACTATAATTAATCCTTTGCCGATGGTCTCCTTTGTTTCCGAGGTGATCGCGTGGAATTTTTGGAGCGATATGGACGCTTCGTCCGTCGTCCCTTTGAGCATGGTTTGTTTTAAAGCAAGGTTTGCGATCGCAAATTCCATGAGCGCCGCCTGATCGACTCCGGCTGCCATTGCCTCATTCACGATTTTCATCTGATCCTTGGTCGCCGCCCCCATCTGGACCAGAGCTTTCGGCATACGGTTTGCGATAGCATCCGCTAATCGTTCGTACGCTTCCGTATCCGTCGTCCCGGCGATCGTCGCCGCCGTGTGGACAACTTCGGAGAATCGTTCGATCTGCGACGGATCGTATCCCAGGGTCATCAATTTGATGGCTTTTTGCATCAGGTCGGAATCATCGATGGTTTCCTGGGTAGCCCTTTTCATATGGTCGATCATTAGGTCGGCATTTGCGCCGGCTGCTTCGGCCATGATTTTGAACGAGGATTCGACCTGGCGGGCTTTTGCCCCCTCCTCCATATAGGTCATCGCCTTGGTTACGGCCATCCAGGCGGCGGTGCCTTGGACGGCGAGGTCCGTCCAGCTCTGCTTCAGCCCGGCCATCGCGCCGGACGTCGTGGCTGCGGATTTCTCCACGTCGCCCAGCGACTTTGCCGCATCCGTTCCGAACTGCTTTATGGTCACGGAGCCTTTATCGTCGACTTTGATTTCTATGGCGATAGTGCTTTGGTTGGCCATTTCATGGTTTCCTCAACCGTCCCCAGGTCTTCCCATTCTTCGAGGGTCAGGTCGTTTGCGCCGAAGGGGTATCCGGCCATCTTCAACTGCCGGATCCGGAAAATCTTTATTGTGTAACTATCAAGATCGCTTTGCTTCTTTTTTTCGCACTTTTCGCAGCGGAAGGTGAGCAGGTCGGCTATCAACTCACCGTCATCGTTGGAGCATTCTTCCCGGCACGTCTGCTCCTTGGCCTCGTCGCAGAGCCCCCGGCGGATCGCCGCCAGGTCGGCTACAAAGGGTTGGTTGCCGGGGACAGATTTGAAATCTGTCCCCCCTCGATGTCCGCATCATCCGGCTCGGAAGCGATGACCGACGCCTCGAAGACGTGCACGGCCAGCATTTGCAGAACGTCCTGCGCGTACTGCCGGATAAACGTCTTCCATGCTGGGTCGTAATGGGGCGATTTCTCGTCGGAGGAAAGCAGCCCTTTGTCCGTCTCAAAAGCGCCGTCCTTGAAACCGAGCAGGATTATCGCGGCATACTTCAGCCGCGCCTGGCCCATGCTGGTGTCAATTTTATTCCCGCGGCGGGTGACCAGCGCGTTGGCAAAGCCGACGCGCTCCTCGGTCGTCGGGAGGCGGTAAAAAAGGGTGATCTTCGAATCGCTGATCCGGTCGAAAAAGGTTACCTTGCAAGGTTTGTCGTTTAGTAATCGGGGCATGGGGTCTGTCCTTTCTCCCGCTGGGGCGGGATGGTGGTGGCGGGGACACGATGCGATCCCGCCGGGCGGGCTTCCGCATCATGTCCCCTGACAAAGTTATTTACGCCGCGTAGGTCGCCTGTAGGTTCTTCACCTTCACGATTACGCTGCCGTAGGTGTCGTCCTCGAGGACCTGGAGATCTCCGGCTTCGCCGAGCCGCTTCCCGTCCACGGAGATCGGCGCCGCAAGGACGGCGACCTTCGGGAAGATGATCTCCACCTGGTACTTGTGGGGTGTGTCGTAGACGGCCCCTTCCGCGAGGATGTAGAGCCCCAGGGTGTCGTTGTCGATCAGGTGCTGCTGCATGATGAACTCACGGAACTCGCGGTTCAGCGTGATCTTCTGCGTCCTGCCGCCGCGGATCGCCCGGGAGGCATACGAGCCGCCCGCGCCGGGAACAAACTCCACCGCCAGGTTGTTGTTGAACGACCAGTCGACGGACTTGATTTCGGACGTCAACTCCCGGCCGCCCAGGAACGTGGTCCCGTTCCATTTCCCGCCCACCTTGAGGGTGAGCTCGGAGACGCGCAGCGGCGTTTCGTTGATCCGCGCGGGGAAGGTCATCCAACCCGATTCCGTCGGGATGTAGAGGACCTCATAAACCGCGTCGGTGGATTCTCTGCCGACTCCGGGATCGGTTTCGGGGGCGTAAGGCAGTGTGAATGCCGATGAATCGACCGGGATGGAGAACGAATCCGCGCCGATCTTGGTGATGACGTGCTCTGCATTCAGCGCGGACCAGTCCGCCTGGGTTATTCCCGCGAAGGTCACTTTGTTCGTGCTGACCAGGCCGTGGGCCGTCCAAGTCACCACGCAGGCGGCCGCTTTGGAGAGCCCGGCGATGGGCACCGCGGGCGCGGGCGGGATGATGGTGATCACGGCGGGCGTCGCGGCGGAAACGGCCGAGTATGCGACATCCAGATATTCTCCGCTGTTCGGCTTTAACACGCGGATCTGCTGGACGTTTTCCAGCCTCGTCGCGGCGCTTGCGGGGGTGTCGTCCTGAATGCCCAGGGCGGCCAGCGTCAGCGTCGTGGCGTTCATGGCCTCGGTGACCAGCTCTTTCGCGTTGTTGTCCGTATATTTGCCGGTGCCCTTGATCGTCCCGGTGATTTTGCACCAGGCGTCCTTCGCGAACGAGGCCGAGACGGCATCCACAAACATCGATGCGAATCGCCGCCGGAGCACGTTGTTGCCGTACCGCTGCGCGGCCGTAAACGACGGGACAGACCGGTCGTTATCGAGATCGCCCTCGATCGGGACGATGGTGTGCTGATAGCCGGATCCGGCCGCCGCCGGCGTCGCTACGCCCAGGGCATAGGCCAGCAGGAATGCGAAGTGCTGCGGCTGGCCCTTCTCGAAATTCGCCGACCAGTTGGCCAGCGAGCCCAGGTCGTAGATCATGTCCGGCTCTTCGTGCCCGGTCGCCTCGTTTTCGTTCGATTCGCGCCGGTGTTCCAGGTTGATCACGTCGCCGAGGGCGGCGAGCATCGTGGTGTCCAGCGCCTGTTCCGTATTGATGGCCGTCTCCGCCGTATTGGCCGAAACCGCAATCAAATCGTGCGTTGCCATGTATGAGCGCGTCATGACTTACCTCCTCCCTTTTCCGAAGGGGCGAGCGCCGCCGCCTTCTTGCTGTCGTCCTTCGCCGTGGTTTTGGGGACAAGTTTTAAATCAGCCCCCGTTGTCTTTGCCGCGGCCGCTTTCTTGATTTCCTCGAATTTCCCGGCCGTCCCCGGCGGGATCTCGCCGTAGATCTGCCCGACGACAAACTTCCGCCCGGCAAACGGCCCCTCGACCGGCGTAAATGCCTCCTGCCCTTTCTTCAACTTGAACATAGCGTCTCCTTTCTTAATTTTCCTGAGCTTCGATCACACATAGCCTGCATTCCGCGTAATGGCACAATACCCCTCCAAACATGCGGTGCTCTATCGTTTCGATCTGCAATCCGACGGCCCCTTCCATCGGCCCCCAATCGGGGTTGATGGTCCGGCAAGCATCGTTCAGCGTGTCGTAATCGTCGAATGCGTCGCCCAGGGATTCGAGATGATCGTCGAATATAATCCCCGTCGCCCCGGCGTCTTTGAGCCCCATGATCCGCCGGATTACGAATACATGGGCCTTTTCCGTTTCCCCGATCGTCGCCTGTTTTTTCGGGCGCTTTTCCCGGGCGAACGTGCAGCCGTTGATCCGCCCGTCGGCGTCCTTGTAGTGGTCGAGAAACTTGTTCCAGTCGGTCGACCACCGTTCGTAATCATGAACAACGCCGATCCCCGGCACTCCCGCCAGGACGACCTTGATCTGCTCGCGAATATCCACCAGGCTCATGCCGTCACCGCCTTTACGATGTCCTCGGGGATCCGCTCCAGGATGGCCATGACCTGGTTCTCGTTCATATCAAACGCTTTTCCGAACATGTGAGCGCCCTTCGTGCCGCGTTTTGAGATTGCCCGGGCGATGCAGAAGGCGGCGGATTTTGCCTCTTTTCCTGACAGGCCAAGCTTCTTTTCCACCCAGAAGAGGATCGGCTTGATCGGCGGGAAATGGGGCCTCGTCCCGTATTCCAGCGACTCGCCGTAAATCGCGGGTGTGCCGACCATGCCCCAGGCGCCCTCGCCGCGCATCTCCAGTTTCTGAAAGATCGTGTCCCGGAGGTGGATCGGCCCGGCGCCTTCGGGCGTCAGCCTTTTTACCTCCCGCTCGAGGAGGAGCAACGCTTCCGTAAGGCGTCCCAGGCGGGCCTTCTCCGAGGCCTCGGGGTAGCGTTTCGTCAGCGCCTCAAGTTCTTTCAGATCGACTTTGATCGATATGTCGCCTGCCATGTTGTTGCTCCTGGTGGGGACACGATGCGGCATCGTGTCCCCATTCTTTCACCGCCCGTGCGTCATCCGGGCCGCGCCCCAATTCCCCGGCTGATCCCTGGTCACACTTGCCGCGGGCGTCTCGCCCTCCTTGATTCCCAGGTGATCGAAATACATCTTCCGGTATGCCCGTGCCCGGGCGGCGTATTCGCTCGCCTTGCTCTTGTGGTCCACGCTGTCGGCCTGGATCGTGCTGTCCTGCGTTTGCGCGAAATAGGCCGCGAGCATGTCGCAGAAGATCGACGCCGCCAGGATTTGCAGGGCCTCCTCGTCATAGGACGGCACCGTGCAGGCCGCGTCCGTGCAGGTGTGGAGCGCCGTGTAGGCGATCCGGATATCCTCCGTCGTCTCGGGAGTGTCCGCCAGGAGCCGGAGATATTTCCCCGCCGGCTTCCGGTAGATCTGCCAGGCGTCGTCTCCGAGGACTGCCGCTTCCGCGTCCGTATCGTCAACCGGATACTGCACCGATTTGATGGTGGAAAACCCTTCGGTCCAGTCGGCCAGGAGAGTCAACAGATAGTCAAACGAGCCGTTTCCGTCCTCATCCTCGACGACGATCCGGGGCCGATGGCCGCTGTATTTCTTCAGCGCCGCGTTGATCGCGTAGATCTTCTCCGCCTCGCCCAGCGGCAGCCCGCCCCCGACCAGGAGCCCGATCGCCGTGATGTAGTCTTGACGTGTGATCATGCGCGCCTCAATTCTTGAACACCCCCGTCACGGAGAACGTAAATGACGTCCCGCCGACGACATAGTTGATCCGCATGTAGTTTCCGAAATTCGTGACCGTTGCGCGGGTCTGGCCGATCGCCGAGATCTGGCCGACCGTCGTGTGGGTGTACCAGACCGCGTTGTCCGGCGAGGTCTGGATTGTGATGTCCAGTGTCGTCGTCGCCACTTCCACCGTGACATCGATGAAGATCTGCCCCTCGGTGTAGGCCGAGACATCGAAGCCGGTGGACTGCGCCGTTGTGGCCGTTTTGATTCCGCTCGAGAGGAAAGCGATGACGCGCGTTTTCCGGTCGTCCGCCCGGGCGGGCGAAGCCGCGACGAGATCCGCGATAAAAATGGCCGCCAATAACGCCAGGACCGCCCACAAGAGGAGTTTCGGCCGCCGGACGGCCCAAGTACCGTCCCCGGCAGCCGATCGCCCTATACAGGCCTTTTTTCTGATTCTCGGTATATGCCTTGTCATGGTTTCAGCCTCCTTGCCGCCGCTTCCGGCCTCCGGGATCCCACTGATCGGTCGCGGCCCCTGGAGACCGGCGGAAGGGTTCCCCTCCGCCGGG